TATCTAACGATAAGGACTTAGATGTAAGCAAGGGGTTATGTGTTAAGCACAATGACCCTGACTTGTGGTTTGCTGGTGAGGTAGATTTAACTGACGCTAGTAGTAGTGTCAATACTAATTCACAAGCAACCAAACTAGAAGTAGATAAGGCTATCACAGCACTATCTATATGTAAGAGTTGTCCTGCTAAAGATAACTGCCTAGAACTAGGCAAGCGTGGCGACCAGTTATACTTCGGTATATATGGTGGCACTATGGCAGGTGAGCGATTACTTATGGTAGGTAGGTCTATGAAAGGTTCTACTAACAAGAATAGATTAGCGTTTGCCCGTAAGGTTAGGCGCACTATGAAGGAGAGGGGTATCAATGGATAGAAATCAATACAGGATAACGATTAAAGTTAAGGCTGAGTTGATTTATTATGTCAAAGAATATGACATAGATAACGCACTAGCATTAGCGATGGACGCACCATATAAAGAGTGGGAAGTATCCTACTATGATATGCCAGCCGATAGCGAAATCGAAGCAGAGGTGGTATGATATGATAGTGTTCGCAGGATTTAATCTAGGTCTTAGTTTGCTACTGCTTATGGCAGGGGCAACGATACCTTATGTCTTTGTATTTATGCTAGTCGCATACTTCATAGGTTCTTTACTATGAGAAAAGAACTTACATTTATATTAGCCTTATGCTTGATAGCGGTGGTTAGTATAAGACTTGCTACTCCCACTAACAATCCAACCAAGAGTGAACAACCTAAGGTTGATTGGAAAGTGGAGGATAGTAAAGCATACGCACAAGATAGTTTGTATGACTGGCAGTATAAACAATGGCTTTGCCTTGATAAACTATGGACAAGGGAAAGTAATTGGAGAGCCAACGCATACAACAAGGTAAAGGTAATGGGTAAGAACGCTGGTGGTATCCCACAGATACTAGGGCTTGACCCTAAACTACCAGCACCTATCCAAATAGATAGAGGTTTATCCTATATCTATAACAGATATTCCACCCCTTGTAGGGCGTGGAAACACTTCACGGAAGAAGGATATTACTAATGAAAGAACCTAAACATATCACAGAACTTAAGCCTGATTATAAATCAGCGATGGATATACGTGGTACGCCAACCACAGTATGTCCTTGCGGTTGTAATATATGGAACTTAAAGACTGTGTTCGATGATGAAACTGGAGAGATAGATATGTATTTCACAGATATGGAGTGTGCTTTATGTGGCACTCTTGCAACAGCACCAACACCTGAGGATATGGAAGATTAACTATGCTATGTATAGTAGATGGATGTGACTATCAACTAGACCTTGATGGTCAAGTAACCTGCTCTCAATGTGGTGCAATGGATGATGACAAAGAAATAATAAGAGAGGAGAAATAATGCCAATGTATGAAGTAAGAACCGAAGAAAAACTCAAAGCAGTAGGTCAATTCAAAACAGCAACAATGGAAGAAGCCGTTGAGTTATTCAGACAAGAACATCTTAAGGTAAATTACTCTGGTAATTCATTAGGATGGTTAAGTTCTGGTTGGAATCCAATAGTAAAGGAGATTGGATAATGCCAACCTATTCATATAGATGTCTTGACGATAAGACACTACTAGAACTAAGTCGTAGCGTTGATGAACGAGATGACTTGGTTGAGTGTCCGCAATGTATTAGAGAGATGACAAGGGAATACCAACCCAACCCTGTCCACTTCAAAGGGACAGGGTTCTATTCAACAGGAGGATAACAATGGACAAAACAATTATGTTATTGGAAGAAGCAAATGAAATCTTTGTTAGTATGTTTGGAATAGATGAAGGTCCTACTATCAACGACATAGTTAAGAACGAGGAGGAGAGTGAACGAGAAAGAATTATTTGATATGCTTAGGAGGGATTACTATCCCGACTTAATAAAAGTTGACGATGAGTATTCTAACTTTGATTGTATATCAGAACGAGAGGATATGTATGTTGAACTTAAGTGCCGACATACGCACTATGATGAATTACTTATAGAAAAATATAAGTATGATAGGATAATGGAACAGTCTAGTTTAACTGGTAGAATGCCAGTTTATATATGCTCAACACCTGAGGGTGTATGGGAGTTTAACTTAGACAGTTTCAAGATTGTCTGGCAAGATAAAGCCAACCTACCCAAGACTACCGAGTTCAAGGACATCGAAAAAGTAGTTAAAACCGTAGGTTTTTTGCCTATTTCTAGGGGAGAACAGTTAGAATCTTACAACCTATATGATGAAGATGATATGACTGACTTCCTTATGAATGATAACGACACAGACCTATGGTCTGATGGTGAGACAGAGTTCGACCCTGATGAAGGATACTAATCTTCAGGGTTTGACTCTTCACTAACAGTATCAACATCTCTGTATGGTTTGTATCCACCTATCTTATTAATTAACCTAGTGATGGCACGCTTAAGTCTCATTCGTGATGCACTATCTGTACCAAGTTCTAAATAGTTTGCTATCTCACCGAAGTCTAGGTTCTCTGCGAAGCGAAGAAAGATTATTCTTCTATCATCTTTACTTAACTTCCAATAACCTGAATCAATTTCTAACATCATTATAGTTAGGTTGCCACCTTCGGCGGGAGCAGATGGTCTACCAGTAAATCCTAAATTTAATTTGTGGCTTATGCCATACTCACCACGCAATACAGGTGGCAGTAATGCTTCTACAATCTCAGCGTCATAATAATGTACATCCGATAGGTCATAGCCTAAAGACTTAGCCTTCCATCTTTGACAATAATCTAATGCTTGATTGCGAAGTGAGCGATAGATAAGATTCTTTGCGTCCTTCTCACCTATTGCTTCCCAATCTTTAAGTTTATTTGGGTGCTCTGCGAACCATTGATACAGCGATTGCCTTATGTCCTCTAACTCTACCATAGTAAACTTCCTATGGTATTCAGAAGCAACCGCTGCTACAATGTAATCCCATCGCTCAATGCTATCCCAATCCATTCTACTTCCATAACTTTCCATCAAATACAAATGAGCCGTCCATATTAACTGGAACAAGGTGAGGTATAACTTTATTTCCATCTACATATAGCACACCGAAACCTTTGTGCCACGTAAACAACCCACCCTTTACATACTTAGCGAACTTAAAGTCCATCAAGCAACCCACCTCTAATCCCCATAAAGTCTTAGGGTGTCCACCAAAGTATGACTGAGTGTAATGTGTCAAGCCCATACGGTGCGTGTGACCACACACTACGGACATACCAGCACGTTTGGCTAGTCCAAGTGCGGTAGCACCAGCAGTAGGTTGAACATTACCCTCGTCACCGTGCAGTAGCAACCAGTTAGGTGCTAATTCATATGGTTTTTCGTGGTAAGTTATGCCTAAATTATCAAGCCTTAGGAAGTTCTTTAACTCTAGTTCAGGTAAGCCAGCAAGTCCTGGCGCCCTCATCTTAATGGTATTAAATAATCTATCTGTATGATTAGAGCGAATCATATGTCTAATCTTTAACGATTCAAGTACACGATATGTTTCATCTCTATCTTTAGCAATAGACTTCTCGTGTTCAAGGTCAGTACCCTTACTCCACTTTGAGATAGTCTGCATATCCATCTCATCCCCAACCGACACTACTTCATCAGGTTTATAAGCCTTGATGAACTTAGCCAGCACAGATACTGCTTTCTTATCGTGATACGGTACCTGTAAGTCAGATACGCAGACTATAACCTTCATTGGCTCACCTTGGAAAATCCTTCAAGTTCGAATGCTTCATCAACTATTATATTTATATCTTCTTGGTGTATACAATACCATTCTGAATCACCATCTATTGCTAGTTGTATAACACCAAACAAACGCATTAACCATTGAAATGGTTTAGCCAGTATAGGTCTCATTATTTATCCCACTTTCCTCTAAGAACTAGCAACCCTATGATTGCATAGTTTGCTATATCCTTGAAGGAATCTTCAAGAGACTCGTGCTCTGGTTGTAAAGCACTACCATATAGATTATTAATTCGTGCTAACTTGTCGTGCATACGAACCCTTAATCCATTCAACGCACCACCAGGTGCATCAGATATATTCTTTGGTCCGTAATCCTTATGCTTGGACATTAATAAATCTAACAACTCTTGAAATGTTTGTGCTACTGCTACCTCAAAAGAGGTACTGTCAGGGTGATTACGAGTTTCCCATCCATCTTCTTTACTTGGCTTATATGGAAACCTTGCCCCTCCAAGTGGGTTATAATCTGCCATTCTTCACTCTCCTTTTTCAAGTAGTTGTTTAAGTTCGTCATCTATTTCCATCATCTGTGATTCGATTATCATTTCTTCTACTATATCATTCATTGTTTCGGGGCGTGTCTCCGCCGTAAACAATGTCATATATGCAGACTGGGTTATAGTTTTTATTTGGTCTGGCTTATCTGCGTACTTGAATAGACATCTAAGTAATGAACCTACCATTAACCTGACACCATTGGGTAAGATTAATGATGGGTCAAACTTTTCATCGTCCTCTAGTAAGTGGTCCGTTGCCTCGAACACATTATTAAAATGCTCACCGCATTCAGGGCAAGGTGGTATACGTCTATGCATTTAGTCCCGCCCTATCTCTTATATAATCAGCGCCATACTTTACATACGCACTATTCACATCTTCCCCGTCTGACATTTGCACAATAGTGACTGGCAATTCCCTTGCCAGACCTGTTGCAAATTCTTTTCCTGGTTGGTCTCCATCTGCAAATACAAATACTCTTTCAAAGTCAGCGAGCAATCTCGTGTAGTGCTTCTTCCAACTATTAGCCCCAGGTACACCGACACAAGGGATGCCAACACAACTAGATAAAGTAACTGTGTCCAATTCACCTTCGCACACTCCAATCCAATCTCCCGCTTTTTCTATGTCTAATACGTTATACATCTTAGTTTCAGCCCCAGTCATACCCATATACTTAGGTTCAACAGCAGGATGAAGGCTGCGAAAACGAATATCGACAATACCACTCTTGGTAATATACGGTATGGATAGTCGTCCTTTGAATTGTTCGTGTCCAATCTCAGCCTCTCCTACTACGCCGAATCGTGCCAGTCGTGCCGCTTCCATTGGGATTCCTCTGCTTCTGAGGTAATCTTCCGCCTGATAAATGTTTGCCCCGTACCTCTGAACTGCTGCCCCCAACAATTCTCTCTGCGATTGATTTTGCTTCACGTATGTCTACCCTTTCTTGTTGTGCGACAATTTGTAAACTGTTACCTTGGACTCCACAGGCGAAACAGATGAATATGTTATTGTCGAGATTAGCACTTCCTGATTGGTGAGTGTCCGAATGGAAAGGGCATTTGATATTAACTTGCCCGTGTCCTTGTCGTACACTCGCTCCATAATGGATGAGTATTTCTCGTATTCCTGGTAAGTCATTTGCCTGCCCTCTTAGTCCATTGTTCAAAGTCTTCCACCACCCAAGCCTTGTCTATGCCTGCCTGCCTGCGTTTAACTATCACAAACTTATATGGTACTTCTTTTAATCCTCTAGCCTTAGCATAATTCTCAGCCTCTACCTCAGCCTCACGCCAGAACTGTGGTAAGTCTAACTTCTTTGTTGCCTTAAGTTCTAGTATGTTTGCTGCCCCATCTAAGAAAGCAACTACATCACCCTCATCTTTAGCACCAGCCTTAGTCAATCGTTCTGCCAGTATATCTTTAAGACGTAGCCATTTAACTACACTAGTCTCAAAGGTAGCGCCCTTGCGCTTACCATAACTACTCATTAATTATTTTCTGGTATGTCATCAACGAACATATACTCAGGGTTGAATGCAATCCAAGTCATCAATCCACCACCTGCGTCTGCTCTTCCGTATCTGTTCTTGACGGGAGCAACACCCATTGAAGTTCCGACAACACCAAGTGTACATATAAGCGCTGGTAATTGTGCCACCTTACCTTGGATAGCAGAGCGTGGCTGACACGGTGTCCCAAGCACAGCCTCACTAGTGTGGTGAAGAACGACAACAGCCGAATTAGTAGCACGAGCAAGATATTTTAACTCCTTCATAATAGCACGCATTGAAGCAAACTCTTCGCCACCATCTGTGGCTATATCCATTAGGTTATCTACTATAATAAGTGTAGGAGAACAACCCCATAATTCCTCAAAGGCTTGGACTTCTTCATCAATATCTTGTAGAGTTGGCGCTGACTCAAACGACCAGACTATATGGCTACTCTTGGATAGAGTAGCCTTAGTCCAACCAACATCAGAGTGTAGCATCCCTTCTACATCTGTTTGGTTTTTTCCTGAAATCATAGAAGCCAAACGCATAGCCATAGTATGTGCATTAGTATCTGCTGAGATGTAAAGTGTTGGCACTCTCATCTTTAACGCAAGCGCTAGTGCTAGTGTAGATTTTCCTACACCTGGTGCTGCTGCGAACATAGAAACTTCGGAGCGACGGATGATAATCTTGCTTGATTCAAATGCCTTAAAGCAAGATGGTAGTGGCTCCCCACCAATACTGGCACGACCAACTGACCTGACAAGTGTACGCATCCTGGCTCCTTTCTAGTTCCGTAAAATGATTTAAGCCAGTTCTCTAATTCACTGGCTTGCATTGGTCTGCTGTCCCTTGTGGTGAGGGGCAAGCCCAAAATGCATATGGCTTGCCACTAGCCTTAGCAAGTCCTTCTCTCCAGATACGCCCACCGTGCTTACATACTGGCGCTGCGGTACCTGATACTACTGACACTGGGGTTGGTGCGGAGTAACTCGAGGGCCTTGTGCCTGTAATGGAACTCGATGTCGATAAAGGGTTTAAGTTGTAAGACGCTATAACTTTTTGCTGTGTAGCAGCAATCTGTGTAGAGTAATCTCCTACGCCCTCTAACAATACTGATAGTTCATCAGCAGTCTTAGCACGTACGTTTATCATATCACCTGACGGTGTTTTGTAGGAAACTTGCAGTTTCCATTCTTCTGTTGTCATTGTTTCTCTCATTTCTTCGATGTAAACTGACAGTATTCTGTGAGTCCACAACGATTGCAGTTGTTTGTGTTAGGAATAAATATACCAGCCTTGCGTGCCTTATCAAAGTTGCTTACTAGATACTCAAGTTTCTCTTGGGTATAGTTAGACAAGTCTATCATTTGTGAAGTGCCTTCTTGTCTAGCCATCCAGTATGCACCGTATTTAATATCTACACCTAAGATTTGTTTAAGTCCTAGTTTATAGAAACCAAGTTGCAGTGTACTAGTTGGGGTTTGTTGTGAAGTCTTGAGGTCAACCACGACCAACTCACCATCGACTTCAAACACTCTATCAAGAACCATCTTTACTGGTATGTTAGCAAAGATGGGAGTGAACCCCAACTCTATAGCGGGTGCGCCCTCAGGAGTATACCATATCTTCCAGTTATGATTAGCCTTACGCCAATCAATATAAGACTGAACCCATTCAGGTCCTGTCTGTTGCCAGAAATCTACGTTCTCTCTATTAGGAAATGCTTTAGATGTTCTACCACCAACACGAGCAAAGGTTAGGTCAATACCTTCTGACTCTTTAACCCAAGCCTTATCCCATAGGGCAAGTGTATCAGATGCTATCAAGAGTCACCTGCTTTGCTAGGCGTAGGGCAATGCTTAGTCCAGCCAAATTCTCAGGGTTCTCTTGAGTATGAACAGTCTTATCAATAGCGTTCTGTATAGAACCAACTATGATTGCTTTAGTTTCTTGTAACCCATCCTCATATCGCTCACGCATAATGGTGTTATAAGTTTCCCATTGCATAGTGGTGATGCCACCCTCTTCATTAACAATACTTATCATAGGTTTTCCCTATCCCACATCTCGGT